ATGTGTGTCAGTTATAGCAACACTATGACCAAATTCGTCACGATCAGGTGTGTCATATCCATTCGGGTTAATTAATGTATGTAAAGTTTCTCCTGTTTCATTTGAGAAAATATACGCTCTACCAGAATTATATGCATCTTGATCGTCACCTTCGGCACCACTTATGGTATATAATGAAGAAACATCAATGTCTACACCAAAATAGTCAGTATCAACATCAGCAGGGTTATCAAATGTTTGCATCAACTCAAACCCCTCACTACCAGTTGTTATTGGAGCCACATCATCATGCCATCTTTCCAACACATTAAATATATTTTGTGAGTTTCCACAAAAAACACTGTAAATAATATACATTGAAGCATAAGTACCTTTACGTTTCATCAACCATATCAACTCATCGGCATATTCTCTATAGGCATCAACAAACCATGCTGGTATAATGTCTGTCTTTGGTGCATCATACAGTGTAGGAATGTAACCAAGATATTTAGGATCACACTCTCTACCATCACGCAACGACCAAATATCTTTAAGTAATTGATAACCCTCTCCATATACTTGATCAAAATACGTATCTAAAAATTCAACCAAATTAGGTGTTCTGTTATTTTCAGGTAGTGCCGCCTGAACCCAATCCTTCAATCCATTAAAAACGACATGGTATCTGTTTGGGTCAGATACATTATCCTTTGGTGAAGTAAAAACTTCCCCGAAATACAAAAATCTCTTGTCTGTATTGACATAGTTTCTAACAACAAAATCGATTTCATATTCTGTCTCGTAATAATCCTCAGCAAATTCTTTCATCCAATCGTGGAATGAACTATCCTTTCTGAAATATAATTCAACACCATTTTGGAGGATATCATCAATCTGCAAATTACCCCATTTAATAGGGCTTATATCAAATTCATAATCTTTTGTCTGGATACTAACAAACTCACTGTCATAATATGGTTCATCAGCTCCATCATCAGAATCATATACTGTAGTATCAGAACCATCCATTGTAATAGTACTAACTTCAACTAAATCAAACCTAAAGTACTTCTTTTCCTCTGGATCTTCGTATAATGGTTTTAGTCTAACAGGAACAAAACCGTATTCATCAAGTTTGGCATACATATTTACATATGATCCACCATCAACAACGATTTGACCGTAGTTATCACCACCTCTCAACAATCCAGCATGAGGCAATGATGTATCAGAATAGTACATTGATACTGGTGACCTATCCATCCAAGCATTCCACACAACATCATTACCTTCAAACTTAATAGCATCATCGGTAACAGAATCAAATTCTGTGTGTCTATCCAACGTATTTGTAAGTTGTGTACTTGTCTCTATGCTTGTCTCACCACCAACCCAAATGACATCTGTAAACGAAACTCTGGTGTACATATTTACAACATCTGGAAGTATGTACTCTGTGTCTGCTGGAGAAGTAATTACTTTCATGAAGTCTTTTAGTATAAAATAGGGAGAATCTGAAAATCTACTCATATATTATCCTTCGTTAGTGAATGTACAGAAGTCCGAAGCCAACTGTGGAAATTGATTGTACCCTAACGCTATTGGTTGTAATGTATTATACGTTGTATCTATTGTATTCTTTCCGTATCCAGTGTTTTCGTAATGTGGGAAATATCCCGCCACGTTCTCTGGATATATATACATTTCATCTGGTACGATAGAACATGTCTCATCCCAAGTACCACCAAAATATACACATCTTGACTCGGTGTCTATAGTTTCCAGTGTAGATGGGTCACGGTAAATTAGAATATCTCTAATGACCAAACTTGAAATACCTCTAATCATATCAAAATTGTCTGTAGATGAAACATTATTAGTATCCATTATATAATTGTAAACATCCCTAAAGTCAATAGTTTCACCAAATGACCTGTTACTGTTCTGGAAGTAGTATATTAATTTATTCTTCACAACTTCTTTGACTTTTACAAAACTATAAGTTCTGTTTACCCTCAAACCGATATCAAATCGGAAGTAGATTAATTCAGGTAAAACAAACTCCTCCCATATACCCAACATCTTACGTGGCTCTAAATATTCCAAAATCTGTGACTGCCATAACGGATTATATACTGAACTACCCACCGTTTCAACCCAAGCACCAACCTTAACGGTAACACCACCAGTATCACCACCAACCCATTCAACCATATCACCAGTAACCCACAGGTAATCTCCTACCAAATACCCACTACCACCTTCTGATACGGCTGTTATTTCTGCGTTACCATTTAAAACCACAACTTGTACTGTACACCCAACACCCAAACCATCTGTTACCGTAACAACATTGTCATAGGTTCCATCAATCAGAGTATCCAGACCGGTTTTGGCGAATGATTTATCCCCAAAAGTTTCTACATCAGTGTCGTAGGTTTCTATTGGATACTCCAAAGTTTTTAATGTTGTTGTTAGGTTACCACTGAAATCATCACTAACATCAACATCAACCAAGTTGATATTTCCACTAACACCAGTATCCCATTCCGTGGGTATCAATGCAACATATGCCCTATTGTAATATATAGAGTTTACATCATCATAATTTTGTTCGTGTTCACCCCATACATTAGCAACGGTTATATCACCTCTCGACTCAAGGTTTCCTTTGTAATCTTTTTTTGTAACATTTCTAAGTTGTGAGTGTGAGTATGATTGACCAGCCTCTTTCAGTTCACTTAGTACCTGTGCGTTTGATCCACCAACAGAAGCATTATAATTAACAACAGTATATCTATCCTCTGGTATCACTGTTGGTTCCGCAGTAGAAATATTTGACAAGAATGCAACATCATCTACTCCCAATATGGTGTCAACTACTGGTTTATTTGAATCACCGAAAACAAGTTTTGCCACTTTTCCATTCAAACCCAAAGTTTTTATTGGATATATCTTTATAACCTCATCATCTGTTGGGACATTTCTATTTGAAGAAAATGAAATAACTGTTCTCTTATACTTGTCATAATATAATACATACACATTCTCTTCGTCACCACTAAGACCTGAAATGTCATCAAAGAAGTCTGATATTCTTATCCATGCAGTTTCTTCTGACCCGACAGTAACCAATAATGAATCAAGGGTGTCTTCGTATGGATAAACACCCATATCATAGTCAACCAATGGTAATACGATCTGGTTTGAAATCACATCCTCACCTGTATACGTCAATGGTTCTTGTAATGGAACACCTTGTTTCATTACAATATCAAATTCAACATACTCATATGTAGTCTCAAGTTCTTCGTCATAGTCTGTGCGGAGATTTGTATCAGTGACATCATATATAAAATCTTCTGGTAAACAGTAATATATACTGTTTCCGTCATCATCAGATAGACCGGTATTAATTTTAAACCATTTCGGTATATATAGTTGACTTCCTTGTTCAAAATATCCTATAGTTTGATCATCATTTCTTCTTCTCACCCTCACAGTCAACGTAACCTCCGATGACACAAGACCAGAAGGAACATATCCTTGTTGTCTTGTAAGTGAATGAACAACCTCATATATATTAGCTGTTTCTAAATGAATATTTTGCGCCAATCTATTTGTGTAATATGTATTAAGATCTCCTACATATGACAACAATTCCATCAACAATGTAATGTTCGCACCTTCAAAATCATAATCCTTGAACGTGGCTGTTTTACTAAGAATAGATTTCAATCTGGTAACCAGTGTTTCAAAATCGGCTTCTGTATATTTTGGTACTAATCCAAAGTCACTCATAATTATTTCGCCCTTATAATGTTAGTTATTGTTTGTAGACTATCAGCATTACCTGTATTACCGACATAGTAGTTCAAATTCACTTCATACGAATTGTTATCTTCGTCGGCAACAACTTCCAGACCTTCTATGATTATACGTGTTTCCCATCGTTCTATTGCAGACCAAATCATTTCCGCCAATCTACCAGCAGTATATTCGTCAATAGGTTCAAATAATAAATTGTATATCGGGAGAGCAAATTCAGGTTTCATTCTCCTACTTCCCTGCATTGTTTGGAAGATGTTGGTCAGTGAATTAACGATTGCATTATTGTTTGTCATATCAACAACGTCGCCATTATTTTTCTTTTCTAATTTTATATCTATATCTTTCCAGTAAGTTGTTGTCATTTAATACCTCTACTATATTTATTAAAAAAATGATGGTGGTGTAGGTGTTTTCGGAATAGAATCTTTAGCTGTCTGTTTTAACGCTGATATTTTTGACGATGCCGCTGATTTCACCGCATCTGACATCTCATTACTCTTCTTTGTCATAACCGCCAACCCATCAGACATCGAATCCGTAAACGATGTGTCTATCCCAGCGTCACTTGCTTTTGATGCCAAATCAGATTTCATATTACTATAAAAAGTTTCATCATCAAGTTTACCTGAACTATCCAACCCTAATTCTGAGGTCAATGACGATATCTCACTCTGAACCGAAGATATCATTGACGAATCACTCAAACAACCCAATGATGAATTTATATCAGATATCAATCCATCCAATCCCAATGATCCTAAAAATGACCCTATCTGACTATATATACCTGATATATCAAACATTTGTGATGGCATACCAGCCAGATCAGAAAACCCACTTAATATATCATCAACCATCCCAAGACCATTATCTGACAAACTTTTTATTGACCCAATCGCACCACCAAAACATCCTCCTGTGATATCATCAATATCATCAAGAACTGCCAATTTGGTTGATAACTGAGAATCAAAATCTCCTGCAATATCTTCCAAGTCACTCACTGATGGGACATCTGGTAAATTATTATTATCTAATGTCTCCAATATACCATCAATACTACTCGTTTTCTCATTAATTAATCTCTTTGCGTCACGAACCTTTGACAACTGTGACGCTATACTATTACTTACCCCAGCATCTAAACTCGTAGCACTCTTGACAAATGTCGGTAAAGCCATTACTAACCTCCTGCGAATACATCACCTGATCCTGTGTCAACGGTTGAACCACAAGATATAGGATCTCCAATACGACCTAATTGTTTTCCGTTTGCAAATACTGTCCCAGAACCAGCAAGTAATGTAGCTCCGTGTGGTGAAGAACCGGGACATGCGTGTGGTTCCCATGCATCATTCTCTCTATGAACTGGTATCCCATTAGCATATACATCACCAGAACCCTCTGACGATGGTCTTGGAGGGGCACCACATGGATCACCTGTACTATAATCACCTAATCTTGTTACTGCGGGCATACTCCCTCCCAATATTAATTAAGAT